TTATAACAGATTTTGCTGATCCAGCTTGGGGCGAAAGAATCCGAGGGCTCCGGGGCAGGAGGTGAAAGGCATTCGCTTGGCGTCCTCAATGACGAATCCATAAGGGCCAAAGAACCACGGGGAAAGGGAATCCGCTTTACAATCGACGATGCGCATTTCCCCGACGATGCCGCCGCGTGGTAGTTCTTCAAATGCCGGAAGGGTGATGTGTGGCGCAATGGCAGCGGCATGCTCTCTGGCGTCCTGATATTCGGCTTTGGTCATACCCTTGCCGGCGTGAATGAGGACGCGGCCCCGGTAGCGCGTGGGCCAGCTCCGATTTTCAATGTCCTTCCCCGCATGGAGAATGAGCCAGGCCCACGGCTGGCGGATGCTGAGGGCTTGAAGGTTGGTGGGAATGTTCATGGTGTGAATAGGTCGTGATGCTGGGGGTCGAAGTTGAGCCAGAGGACTTCGGTGCGCTCTCTCGCGCCATCCGCGAAGGGGCCGGTTTTCTCGATGCGGTTCCAGCCGGCGAAGAGTTCCGCGTAGAGGGCGGTTTGATAGCCGCTGAGCACTACTTTGCCTTGCACTTTGCCGAGGGCGGCCGCCAGGGCGCGGTGATCGTCATCGCTCATTTCGTGGCGGTAGCCGCGCGCGGAATCGACCCGGGAACGGGTTTCGTGGACGTATGGCGGATCGACGTAAAACAGGACATCGGGGCCATCGTATTTCTCGATGACATAGAGAGCGGGTTTGCTCTCGATGACGACGCCCTGGAGCCGCTGGATGATGACGCGGAGAGCGTAAGGATAGTTTGCCCAGTCGTGCGCGGGCGTGCTACCGGACCTTTGCGAGCGGCCACGGAAGCCGGTGCGGTGACTGCTATGCACGCCATCACTCCCGAACCCCATGAAGGAACGAATGACGGTCTTGCGGGCGCGTTCAATGGGATCGTCGCTATGCTGGTAGGCATCCTGAAATTCCGTGCGGGCAAAAGGGGTCAGTTCCAAGGCGCGCGTGAGTTCCGCGCCACGGTCGCGGGCGCACTGGAAGACGTTGACGATTTCCTGGTCCAGATCGTTATACACTTCGGTGAAGGCCCGCGCTTTGCGCAGCAGGATGGACGCGCCGCCGGCGAACGGTTCAACGTAGGTCCGGTGAGCCGGAAACGTGCTGAGGATCCACGGCGCAAGCCTCCACTTGCCGCCATGGTAGCGGAGCATCGGGCGCGTGGGAGATTTTGTGGCCATGGTTAGTCGTTAGCAGAATGCATGCGCCGCCACTCTTCGGGCGAATAGCCTTGCTGCGGGTCTTCCGCTTCAATCAGTTCGAGTATTTTGTGCGCAAGTTGCTCGCCGAGCGTGCGGGCGATCTTCCGGCGCATTTGCTTTTGCCAAGCGGCCTTTTGCTGCGCGTCGCTGGCAAAGTATAGTTCACGATCACGCGGGAGTGGCGCGAAGGAATCGGCAAAAAGGTGTTCATCCACTTGGAGGACTGCGGACAGTCGCTTCCCGTTGTTCGGGAGAATTAAATCTATTCTGATTCGAAGATTTGGATTCATAAAAGTGAGAGTTCGCCTTGGGCCAGGCGTTTGACGATTTGCTGACATTGAGATTCCCGCTTTTCGATGAGGATGGCGCGTTTGCCTTGCGCGCGAGCCACGACGCCGACCGTTCCGGAGCCGGCGAAGAGATCCACGACGGTGCCACCCACGGGCACGCTGTAGTCGAGCAGCGGCGCGACGATCGCCAGCGGCTTCTGAGTTTCGTTGACCGCGTAGCCGTGGCAGCTCCGGGCGAAGATGACGGAGCGAGCGAGGCGCATGCCGTCGTAGGCGTATTGCTCGCCGGTCTCGAGTCCGCCCCAGTGCTGGGGCTTGCGCTGGCGGGAAATCGGTTTGCGAATGCGCTCTTCGCCGATCGAGATCATGGGCGGGACTTTGTAGAGTTGCTCCCAATCGCCCTGGTAGAAGTGCAAGGCGAGTTCGTGGACGCGGCGGAAGCGATCCGCCAGCAGGCCGGAGCCGTTGTGTTTCTCCCAGATGATATCTTGCGCGAGCTTCCAGCCCTCGAATTCTTCCCGGCGCTCCCAAAACATGCGGAAGGAGCCGTAGCACCACATCTGCGGGGCGAGCGGCGCGACGATGGAGGGCCAGCCGTCCGGCCAGCGGTCCCATTCCAGTTTGGTTTCGCCATAGGGTGGATCGGTGATAATGGCGTCCACGGGCTGCAGCAACGGCGCGAGATCCAGCGCATCCCCGCAATAGAGGGTGATGCCGTCGGCCTCGTGGAATGGCGCGGGGAGAGTCATGCAGATTTGCGCTCACCTTTGTTCCAGATTGATGGCAATATCCACGCAGCGCCCGAGGGCGAGCTCGATGCCGGTGGAGGCACCGCCGCCGCCGGCGAAGTTGTCCACGAGCATTTCGCCGTGAAGGTCGAGAACGAATTGATTTCTGATCATGTTGATGGGCTTGGAGTTGCCGGGAAGGGCTGACGGAAAGGCTTCCAGCCCCTCCCGGCGGTTTGGTGGCGGAGAGTGGTTAGAACGCGGTTTGTTCCAAGTAGTCGTTGCGGAGGATATGGAGGGCGGGAATGAGCTGGATGCGGAGCTTTTCGCAGTCGCAATCCGGTTCACCGCACGGCTTATCGTAATCGGCGATCATGGCTTGCCATCGGTCTTCGGGGATTTTGCCGACGATGGGGCCGATCATGCTTCCGATGAGGACCGCCATGGCGTGGTCTGGCGTTAATTCTTCCAACGTGCGCAGAATGGCATCGTGAATCTGTGAACTGGTGACTTTGGCAATCATAAAAAATCAGTGGTAGCGGCGTTCGGTTTCCTCGAAGACTTCTTCGGGGCTGGGTTTGCGGGTGAGGCTGGCTTTGAAGGTGTCGAGACGGGATTGATCGCGGCGGTCGCGTTCTTCGCGCTGGGTGGTGTTGCCGAGGACGACGCTGAACGGGGTGTATTCGTGGCCGTCTTCGGATTTGAATTTATGGTTAAGGCGTTCCTGGAAGGCGATGGCTTCGCTGGGAAATGGCCATGCGGTGTCGCGCCCTGGCTTCCATGACCAGGCGATTTCGTCGCCGAGCAACAGCTCGCCGTGCAGGTATTCCGTGGCGAGCGTGTCGGGATTCAATCGGCCGATGATGGAAATGTCCTGAGTCATTACCGGGGTTGAGAGTCGGTAGATGAGGGTTGAGAGGCGCGCGGGGCGGTGTGAATGGCGAGGGCTTGCTTGTCGATTTCGTCACGACTGGCTAGCACTAGATCGGCGTAGGCGTAGGGCCATTGAATCATTGCGGCACCCTTTAGTTGACGCTGCCAAGTGCGCATCTGACGACGGTAGATAAAATAACGCTCAGCAAAGACGCGGACGGCTGGTGAACTTGCAGCCACGCGCGCATCGGACCGCTGCGTGTGGTCCAATTTCATCCAAAACTCGTAATCCTCTGGGGAAAGTTCCTTTTCAGCCTCTGGAACTGGCGGATGGGAAGGATTTATCGGCTCGAACCACGTGGGCACAGCGGGTGCATTTGCGGCGAGAAGATCGCGGATGGTGATGGGCGGTGGGTTCATTTTCCGGCCCTTTCGATAGTTCCGTAAACGGTGTCTTTTTGGGCGCCGGTGGCGAATGGGCCGCCAGCGGCGCGGCACAGATCCGCGAAGCCTTCGATGGCGGTGGAATCGAGGATCATCATGTCATCACCAACCTTGCGAAGCGCCTTGGCGAGAGTGTGACAGGCTTTCTCTCCGCTGCTGGCTCCGGGATGGCGACCGCGCTGGGCGAGCTTGACGAAATGCATGATTGCTGCGGAATCGAGCTTCATTGGGCGAGGGAGTAGAGGGTGGGCACGGCTTGCTGGCACTTGTGGACCAACTGCAAACGATGATGGAGCATGCCGATAAGCTGGCGGCGACGGGTGCCGACTGAGATCCAGTCGCGGCGCTTAAGTAAAAGAATGTCCCAGCCGGAGTTGTTGAGCAGATTGCCGACAGGGGTTTCAGGAGTGGGAATAAAGACGAGTTGGAACATGATGTTTGGTTTCTTGGTTTGGTTGACGGGTGACTGGGAAAATGCTGGGATGGGGACATGAGAACGGTCCCCGATGGTTACGAAGAAAAGTTCGCGAGCTTCATCGAGCTTTGCGGTACGGCGAAAGGGCAGGGCGCGGAAGCCGTAGTAGTGGCGAATGCCGGCGTGCTGGGAGATAACTACGCGGAACTGATCGAGAGTCTGAATCGCCTGGCCGAAAGTGGCCTGGCGTTGCAAATCGCGGGAGCTACCAAGTAGATGAGACGGTTTGCCCTGCTGCTGTTGTTGATGATGGCACTCCGGGCGGTGGCTGGGGATAATGACGGGCAGGTATTGCAAACGAATGGTGGCCGCTACGTTTTCGGCCAGATAAGCGGGATGGCCCGCGATCAATACCTGCTGGACACGCAAACGGGGCGAATGTGGTCCATATCGATAGACCCTAAAACCGGATTTCGGTGTCTTATGCCGGTGTTTTACCGGATGCTGAACGGAGACCTTTCGTTGAAGGCGCCTGCCGCTGAGCAGGAATCCGAGCCAGTTAGCAAGGGCAATTTTGATCCTTCCACTGCTGTGCCTGTCGAGGCCAGCCCCACTCCGAAGATGAACGCCAAGAAATTCCTCGACGCGAAATAAAACCAGTCGCCCTACCGGCTTTTGGCTGCCGCCCGCAGCCATTTTGAAGCGCAGTTTTGAGAGAGAAAACGAAGTGGTGACTAATCTTTGAGAAGCGCAACCGTCTGAACAATCCAATCTTGCACATCCTTTTCGGTGGCAATGGAGTGAAGAAATTCGAAGGACTCGCGGACTTTCTTGGGAAGCCCGGTAGGAACATCCGGTGCAGATTCCCTTAACCGGACGCTGGCATCGTGATCCGCTGACTGGAGTTGCTGGAGCAGATTGATAATGCGGATATGCTGGCGGATATCCACGGGCATTTCGTCGCAAAGATGGGCAATCGCGACCTCCACGGCATCCGCCGGCTCCAAGGCAGCGCAAATCTTTTCCAGCCAATCCTGTGCGGGCCGGTAATCGCCGTTGATATAGCCATTGAGCAAAGATTTGCCCATGCCTGAATCGCGGGAGAGTTGCGCCTGGCTGATTCTCCTTCGTTCCAGCACTACTTGGAGTGCGTTTGAAAAGTAACTCATACATACAGGAAAACTGAATGTTGAGGAAATAACAACATTTTAGTTGCGCGTCAAGTGAAACTGTATATTCAGTTTTACATGACAGCGAGAATCAAAGTGTTAACCGCGATGCACGCGCAGGCTTCGATGATGCGGAAGCGGGCCTTGAACTCCCAAGAAGCGCAGGAAGCAAATCAATGGGAGGTGCAATTTGAGCGTCTTTTGAAAGAGGAACGAGAGAAGCATCGGCCCGAACAGCTTGTGCTGGTAGGCGAAGGAGGGCCGGACAGTGAATGAAACCGCCCAAGTCACCCGCCAAGATGCGCCGGGATGCGCTGCCGCTCTCGCCGGCGGAACTGATTGCAGTGCGCAAGCTGCTCTCGAGGCCGGATTTGGACGATTTTCTGGAAGCGCCAGCGGCGGCGTTGAAGCTCTCCATGAACAAGCGGACGTTGTTAAACCTAGTGCAACTGGGGGAGAACGGACCGTTTCCGGGGGCGCGAAAGCCGTTTACGAACAAGGTGCTGATTCCGATGGGGGAAATCCAAGCGTGGCTGGATGCGCATCCGGCGGCGGCGAGCGCAGAATCTTAATCGAGGCGATTCTGGGGGCCGATGGCGTGGAGGCGATCTTGATCAAAGGGCCAGCCACGGGACAGACGAGCGCAATCGCGTTCAAGTGGGCCAAGACGTTGTTGGGCGCGGCGAATGCGTGGTTGGAGCCGATTCTTTCGCGGGAGTGGCAGGTGACGTGGGTTTATGGGCGTCCAAACTGGGTAAACCATCAGCTTTTTTTGCGGGATCGTATTCCACGCCGAAACGCGACGGTGCGCGCCGGGGTGCCCAAGCCCCGCGGCGTTTCTTTTTTTCTGAATCTGACCACGGAGGAAGAACGATGACCCGGAACGTGATCTTTACCATCGAATGCCTGGTGGACGGCGTGCTGGAGCATCAAGTGATGGTGCATCGGGATCGCGAGTGCATTGCCCGCGTGGGCGTGATCTTGCGCCCGGTGCTGGCGACGATCCGCCAGCTTTTTGTCGTGGAAGCGTACCGCAAGCAGGGCATCGGTGCCGAGCTGGTGCGGGAATGCATCGACGTGGCGAGGAAGCACGGTTGCCGGACGATCAATCTGATCGTGGACAGCTCGAACCAGCCGGTGATTCCCTTTTACACGAAGCTGGGTTTCTTCCCGGGATTTCAATTTTCCGAGGGTGACGTGGTAATGGCGATGCCAATTCAGGAGGTTCCTGCGAAATCATGAAAACCCCGCAAAGCCTCATTTCATGCCCTTTCCCGGCCTCCGCGCCTCTTTTTTTCGCGCTAGGATTCGTTTTAACGCGCTTTGTTTTTCCTGACTGGTGACACCCCTTTTTTTATGTCCGAACCCACCACAGAACCGCCGTTAGAGGCTGTCGATGCCAGTGCAGAAGGCCGCGCGCCTTCTTTTTTTTCGCGGGATGGACAGATGCTGATGCTGCCCGACGCGGAGCTGATGGCCACGCGCCTGTCTCAGGAGGGCAATTACACGGCGGAACGGCTCAAGCGGGACCGGCCCGAGGTGTACCGAGCGGTGCAACTGTTGCTGGCGGAAGGTCAGAGCATTCGGGCGATCAAGCGAGTATGCGGCGTGCACCATCGGACGATCGAGGCGGTGGCCGCTGCGGAGTCGATCGCTATAGACACGGATAAAAAAGAGGTGGTCCGGACCTTGCGCGCTTTGCAGGCGGCACTCGTGGAATCGCTCTATGAGGATGTGCTGGATGGGAAACTAAAGCCGGAAGCGAAGCCACTGGCGACGGCGATCATCACGGACAAACTGGAGCTTTTGCAGGGGAATGCGACGAGCCGCGTGGAGACGGTGCACGGCAGCGAGAACGCGCCGCGCACCTGGGATGCATGGCTGAATGCCGCGCAGGGAACCGGTTTGAGTGGAGGGAAAAATGGGGCAATGGGCGAGCTGGTGGCCCCGAAGGTCCATCGCCTGGCCCATCCGACCATCCCTGTCGAGGCGGTTGTGACCCGCGAGAGTGATAGTTCATCATTTGATTCACAGAGTAAAACAGACGGTGACACGTCAAATGATACGCGAGACGGCGATCAGGAGGCCACGGAAGCGGCTGAGGATCGCGGCGAGGCTGGGGATTTTAAGGGGGGGGGAGGGGGTCGGTTCGTGCCGGGGAGCGCAGACAGCCCAACTGATTAGACGGTTTCAAAATTTTTCACAATGGCACCTATGCAACCAAACCAATTACCCATTACCGACGTGTCAGAGGCGGAGCTGGCGCGCACGGTCGGCTTGTCGCGGGAAGACCTCAAAAAAATACGGCGCGAGCAATGGCGCGACGGCGAGCACTTTCATGGAGGCCGGGGAAATCCCGTAATGATCACGATTGCCGGCCAGACCGCTTTGGCGGAGCTGCTGAAAAAAACAGGCGCGGCCCAGTCAGCGCCGGTCCCGAACGTTCCAGTAGGAGCGAATCCCTTTGATTTTCTCCGCGCTTCGTTGTCCGAAAGGGCTTCCGAAAAAAAAGGCGGCGCGGCGGAGTCAGACGCCGGGGCAGGGAACGCGACACCGCGGCCCGAGGGTGAAGACAGCGGAAATTCCGAGCGCGAAGCCACAGGGGCCAATGCGGCGCAAGATGACGCGAAAGATAGGGTGAAAAAAGAGGAGTCTCCGTTGACTCATGGCGACGGTGGAAGGCCGGTAAGTCCTTCGGCGAAATCCGGTGAGATTGAGCACAGCCCTCACCATCCAGCTAGCACGGACGGAGCGGCTGACGAAGTGCAAGCGGCACTCGCACAACGCGTGTTTGTGGATCTCACCATTTATGCAATTCCGATGAATCGGAAAATGGTGCTGGCGAGCGCGGACGGCAAAACGGAACTCCGCGTGCAGGTGCGCAGCAACGAGAAGTTCCGCGCGGGCATGATCCTCCGCCAATGCCGCAAGGACGGCCCCACGCTCTACACCTACCAAGGCCGGATGCCGCGCAGAAAGGGGAAGTGGTAGCCCATGGACACGAAGATTTCCGGCCGGTTCTGGAGTGATCGCGAGATCGAGGATTGCGACCGCACGACGAAATTCATCGCGTTGTGGTTGCTGACGAATCCCCGCGTGATGCTGTGCGGCTTCACCGAAATCAGCGTGAAGCGGTTTTCGTTTGAGACTGACTGCACGGAAGAGGACTTACGAAGGGCTATAGAAGCCCTTCCAAATACCTTCCTATGGATTGGCAAAGGGGTTTGGGCGAAACAGTTCATTGCCTATCAGTTCGGGGATGGTGAAACACTGGAAAAGAACAACATTGCCCGCTCGTTGGTGCGGGAACTGGAGCGGGACGGCGATCCGGCTTTGATCGAGGCCGTCTATTCCGAGTATCCCGTGTTGAAAAAGGTTAAAAAATTAGCCCTTAACAAGCCCTCCGCAACCCCTCCCCGAGGGGAAAGAGAAAGAGAAAGAGAAGGAGTAGAGAAAGAGCAAGCAACAGAGCAGGGGAGTCCAGAGGGGGAAAATCGCGCCACGTCGCAAGGCTCGCTTCAAGACACACCCCAAAATTTTCGCGAAAAAAAAACGGGGGGCGCGGAAGGCGGCGACCTGCAGGCGGCGATGAAGGCGGTCTGCAAGATCGCGGGCCGCACGCGGTTGCATTTCAGCTACTCCGCCCAGGAGGCACTGGGCCGCTACGCGCCCTTGCCGCCGGAGGAAGTGGAAACGGTGGCGTGGTTCTACTCGCTCCCCGACGATGACAACGTACCGGAGCTGCGTCCGGGCATGCGGAAGCGGGACGCGGACAAGCTGGCGATCGACTGGCCGCAAGAAGCCGATCGCGCTCGCAACTACGCGAAAAAAACGGGCCGCGAAAAAAACGGCGCGAAAAAAAATGGTGCGCCGGTGGGCTGGCCCAAATGGCTGGCGACCGCGTACCCGAATGCCACGCGTCCGACCAAGTTTGAAGACCTTCCCGGCGACCTGCAGCGCGAGTGCGCGGCGGCTCTGGCTCAATCCAATGAAACAAGCTCACCGACAGCCGCAGACGGCTGCGGGCGAGCGGAGGACAAGCGATGAAATCACCGGCGACTCATAGCGTGCAAGGCGGGGCGGCTGTTCGTGTGCCGCGCATGGTTGGGCGCTTCTTCGACTGTGCCAAACACGACTGGTCTGCGCTGAACTCTCCATGCCCCGAATGCCGAGACGGTGACGCACCGCGCCACTGCTCAAAGCACGGCTGGTCACACCTGAACAAAGGATGCCCCGAATGCGCTGCCGAAAGATAGCGATCAACGAATCAAGCTCAGCGACCCCTGAAAGAAAACCGTGAACAATCCTGACGTTATTAAATCGCCCGCGACGCCCAACAGGGATTCGCTGAAGCGCATGGTTAGACCGCTTTGGTGGCGGGTGGTTCATGTGCTGCCGCAGGCTCTCAATAAGTGGCGCGCTCCCGCATGGCTGTTTCGTCGCTGGAGGCGCTGGAAACATGCGTGCGAGCTGCAAGACTGGCGAACCCGACACAGGACGTGGCCAGAGTTTCGCGATTGGGCGCGTAGGGGTGTGCCGGGGGCAAAGCGGTCTAACGCAGAGGTCAGCCGTGAGCCGGATAAAAATCTATGACTACACAAAACGCCCAGCAGCCCGGCTCATCGGCTGAACCGACTTGTTATCCAGCAATTCGCTGGCGCAAAATCTACGTGGCTAGCTCGTGGAGAAATCCCGATCAAGCGGCAGTGGTGGCCGCTCTTAAGGCTGATGGGCACTTGGTTTACGATTTCAAAAATCCACGCCCCGGTGACAACGGTTTTTCGTGGTCGGAAATTGATCCGAACTGGCGCAACTGGACGGCGGAGGAATATCGCGCCGCCCTCGATCATCCGCTGGCGAAGTCTGGATTTGCTTCTGATTTCAACGCCATGAAGTGGGCGGACACCTTTCTTCTGGTGCTTCCCTGCGGCCGTTCCGCTCATTTGGAATTGGGCTGGGCTGCTGGACAGGGAAAACAAACATTGATTCTAACCCGCAATGGAGAGGAGCCCGAGTTAATGGCTAAAATGTGCGACCACATCTGCACGAGCTTGGAGGAAGCGCGCAATGTTCTGGCGGGATAACGCTGAAGTGAGCGACCGCCACGCTCAACCCGAGACAACCCAGGACGCGAGCGGCGGCTCGCTCCGCTGACTAGTTAGCCATTTATGAACGAGATGCTCTTTGTGATGCTCACGACCCAAAACGGGTCCGCTGTTCCACTCACCGAAAACGGCGAGATGAAATTCTTCGCGACCATTGAGGACGCGGAACGCGCGGCCCTTTCCACCGTTTTTGGAGGCGAGTTTGGATATGAGGTTTTCGAACTCGGGGGAGGCGTTCTGACCGTATGATCACCTTCCATCTTCCTGGAGCCGTCATCAAATCGGGCGCGAAAAAGCCCATCGAAGCCATCTTTCAACTGCACGCAGATGGTCGAGAGGACGCCTTGTGGCAAGCTCATCACGGGGTCATCGAAATCGAGGTTTCCAAGCGGTTTCCTGGGGCTCGTTGCCGCTACGACTTGCGACGGCTCAAAATGGCTAACAGTGTACTGAACGAACCAAGTTCGCTTATCAAACCGGAGCACGATCGCGAATGAAAGCCGAGACTACCCACAGCCTGCCCCATTCGCCCGAGGCGGAAATGGGAATCATTGGCGGTATCCTGATGCAGCCGGTGGAAAGCATGGACCTATGCGCGGAACGGGCGGTGACGCCGGCGCATTTCCACATCCCGGCGAACTTCACCATGTTCGGCGTGTTGCAGGCGATGCACGAGGCGCGCATGCCGGTGGATATGGTGACGTTCACCCAGGCTCTGAGCGATCAGGGGGCATTGGATGAAGTGGGCGGCCCGGGCGCGGTGGCGGATGCGTTCGGCTACGTACCGACGGCGGCGAATCTCGAACGGTATCTGGACATCCTGCTGGAGAAGCATTCGTTGCGCGAAGTGATCGCGCTGTGCCGTCGGACGCTGGGGCGCTGCTACAATGACCAGGACGAAGCGAAAGAAATCGTGGATGAATTCCAGTCCGATGCCACCAAGCTGAATTTGAGCGAGCGACAGCGGAATAATTTGCGCCCGATCTACGAAGGCGCAATGGCGGCGGTGGACCAGATCGAGGCCGCCTACAACAGCCGGGGCCGCACGCAGGGTTTACCGACGGGGTTCACGTCGCTCGACCGGATGACGAACGGTTTGAAGAAAGGCAACATGATCGTGATTGCCGGCCGTCCGAGCATGGGCAAGACGGCGATGGCGCTCAATGTTGCCGAGCACGTGGCAGTAGATCGCGGGGATGCGGTGGGCATTTTCTCGCTGGAAATGGGGTATGAAGACATTGCGACCCGGTTCATTTGTTCGCGGGCAAAACTAAACCTGCAGCGCGTGCGCGACGGCTTTATGAATGACGGGCAACTGGCCGGATTGCATACGCCGATGAAGGAGATTGGTGCCGCGCCGATCTTCATCGACGACACGCCGGAAATTCGCATCGAGCAATTCCGCGCCCAAGCACGGCGGGCAGTGGCGAAGCACGGGGTGAAACTGATCATCATCGACTATTTGCAGTTGATGAAATCCGGGACGAAACGCGGGGAAAACAACCGGGTGCTGGAGCTGACGGAAATCTCCGCCGCGATCAAGAACACCGCCCGCGAGTTGAATATCCCGGTGATCGTCCTCGCCCAGCTCTCACGCGAGGTGGAGAAGCGACCAAAATGCCGGCCGCAAATGAGCGACATCCGCGAGTGCGGCGCGATCGAGCAGGACGCCGACCTGATCTGCATGGCCTATCGACCCGAGTATTACGCGAAGAGCGAAGAGGAAAAAATAGAGGTGGCGGGCAAGGCAACCGTGATCATTTCCAAGCAGCGCAATGGCCCGGTGGGTGATGTCGAACTGATTTTCGAGAAAGAGTTTGCCCGGTTCCGGAATCCGGACGGGGAACAGCTTTACAGCAACAACGACGCGCACCGGCAACAGCACCCGCTGGCGGAGGAGGAGGACTGATTTTTAACCACGAAGACACCAAGACACAAAGAAAGGAAAAATAGTATGAGCATCTACGGAGCAGCATTAGCAGGTGGCGCAATGGCCGCATCGGGCATATCGAATTACGCGAAGTCCCAAGAGACCACCCGCAAACCCGGCATTCCGAAATGGCAGTGCCACAAAATCGTAGAGGCGTTCAAGATCACCACGATCTCGTGCGATCTGCTGATGGATGACTACGGAAACTCCGCAGCGGTTTCCGAGGAATATTTTGCGAAGCACCATCCCGAGGCCGGCGGCTATTATGTGCGCTACGAGGACGGCTATGAATCGTTCTCACCAGCGGAGGCTTTTGAGAAGGGCTATAGCCTGATGGGAAATCGTTCCAAACTGGAAGAAGCCCGGGAGTTGTTGGGACGTGCCCAGGAAGAGCTCCAACAGTTGCGGCGGGAGAATGAATTGGCGTCCGCCAGAACGAGCGTGATGGACAATTTCTTTGCGGTGTTCCAGCGCGCGAGCAGTCCACACGGATGGCCTCAGCAAACGATGGGGGCGGCGGAGGATGTCAATTGGCGTATCGGAAAATTCCTTGAGGAAACGAAGACACCCGCTCCCAAGGAATAACTACGGAGAACCCGAAGAACACCGAGATTATGGAAAATGAAACTGAACAACAGCCGCAATGGGCGGTGGTAGAGCTGATGGGGCACGTTCGCTACGGCGGACTCGTTAGCAAAGATAATCAATACGGCACCGCCATGTTGCGCGTGGACGTGCCGCAACCTGACGGCTCTTTTGTCACACAACTGGTGAACCCGGCTTCGATCTATCGCATCACGTTTTGCGAAGAGAAGATTGCCCGTGGAGCGGCCCACCAGGGCGATGCGCGGCCCATCAGCCAGTGGGAATTGCAATCTGCGGGCGTGATACCCCGTCCGCAACTCGTGCCTCAAACCCGCGAAGACGACGCGGTTTTCGAAGCCGGAGACAAACAGGACTGCCCGTTCTAATCCGCCAACCCAAAGATTATGAGCGAATACGATGAAAAGGAACTGGCGAAAAGCAATCTGCTGGAGGCCTTGAAAGAATACCTCAAAACGGCAGAGGCGGCGGACCTTGATGATGACGAAATCGCCGACGAATTGGAGGACCTGCTGACCGACGCAGGCAAAGGAAACTTCACCGTGCTCGATCGTTAAACGCCATGACTGCGCCCGCTTCCATTCCTGTGCTGCCGTTTGTGCCGGTGGACGATGTGATTTATCCGCTGCCGACGCGTGCGCAGATGGAAGCGGCGTTGCGGGAGCAGCCGGACGAGTTTGTGAAGTTCATGACCGCGCGGCAAAGGGACATCGAGGCGCGGGAAACCGACCCGTTTCGTCATGGCTACGAGCCGGACATCTGGCATGTGGTGGATGACCTGCTGGTGCGCGGCAACAAAGTGGTGCTGATTGATCCGCGCGACGACACGCCCCATGAAATCATGGGCGGCAGCGAGGTGTATATTTCCGGCGGCAACCGTTCCAGCAAATCGGAGTATGCGGCCTCGCGGGTGGTGCGGAAGCTGGTGGAAAAGGCGAAGTCCAGGGCCTGGTGTTTCCATACCAACGGCCCCAGTTCCATCGCGCAACAGCAGCCGCGAATTTACAAGTATCTGCCCCCGGAATGGCGCGGGCTGAAAAAAACCAAAGTGGCCGATATCAGCTACACGCAAAAGAACGGATTCGCCGGCATCACTCCCACTTTCGTGGCTCCGAACCTTGCGCAATGCTGGTTCAAAAACTACGCCCAGGACCTGAACACGATCGAGGGCGAGGAACTGGATATTTGCTGGATGGACGAACTGGTGACCAAGGAATGGATTGACGCCGTGCGCTTCCGCCTGGCCACCCGCGGGGGCGTGCTCATCATCACGTTTACCGCGGTGGAAGGCTACACGGCCACGGTCAAGGAATTGCTGGACGGCGCACAGACCGTGCTGGAGGTGGATGCGCATTTGCTGCCGGTGCTGCGCGAGGACGGCGAGCCATCGGGCAATTACGAAAAAGTCCCCCGGGTGCAACAGGCGATGTATCCCGATTTGAAAATCGTTTACTTCCACATTTTCGACAATCCGTTTGGCAACGCGCCGGAGATAATCAAGAAAGCCAAGGCCAAGGGCCGGGAGGGCATTTTGCTGCGCTGCTACGGGGTGGCGAACAAGGCGATTGGCGCACAGTTCCCGACCTTCCGGCGCGAGGTGCATGTCATCAGCCAAAAGAAATTCCGTGAACTCGCGCCACAGGGAACGAACCGGCATTATCTGGACCCGTGCAGCGGACGCAACTGGTTTATGATCTGGGCCCGCGCATTGCCGGATTTGCGGACGATCGTGATCTATCGCGAATGGCCCTCGCCGGACCTGTATATCCCGGGCGTGGGCAATCCGGGCACCTGGGCGATGCCGGATGGCAAGAAGCATGACGGCAAGCGGGGCGATGCCCAAAAGCCGTGGGGCTTCGGACTCCGCCGTTACGTGGAAGAGATTTTGCGGAGCGAAGGCTGGAAGGACGCGCAGATCCAGACCGCACTCCAGCGGAAGGATTTGACGCCGGGCAAAGGCCGGGAATGGGAAAAAGCGGAGACGATCTGGAGCCGGTCCATGGATTCGCGCTTTGGAGCCGCACCCACTTTGGCGCACAGCCAGAGCATCACGCTGATCGAGAGCATGGCGGAGCTGGGCATGTATTTCGACCCCACCCCGGGGGAGCATCAGCAAGAGGGCATTGATGCGATCAATGACCTGCTTTATTTTGACGTGGAACGCTGGCAGCGGGAAGGCAACGTGGCGGTGGACAATTCGCCCCGGCTACTGGTGACGGAAAACTGCAAGAACATGATCTACGCTTTGCAGGAATGGACGGGCATGGACGGCCAGCACGGCGCGTGCAAAGACCCGGTGGACCTCTGCCGGTATCTGGCGCTGGATCCACCGCAGTATCTGGATGACGAGATTTTAGCCGTGCGCGGAGGAGGCAGTTATTGAACCCATTTTATGAATCAGACCACACCCACCACAGAACCAGTCACAAAGCCGTGCGGCTATTGCGGAGGATTGCGCACCGTCCGTCGCATTTTCTGGCAGGGCAACCCCCGCGATCGTAAATGCCCCGTTTGCAAAGGCAGCGGAAAAAAGGCGCAACCGGAGGAACGGCCATGAAGCTGAGATATTTTGAATGGCTGGCAAAAAATCCGGGATTGGCGAGCAAAGGGATTGAACTCAGTTCGCGGCATTTCCGGCTTCGGGTCGGTTCCTACGGTGCTCCACAAAAACCGTTTTTGAGATGGCTTTCCGATCTTCGGCTGACCGGCCATGTGCGCCAGCTTACGATTTATCGTTTTGCCATCGCTCTCTTAATCCCGCCCCACCTATGAGCCAAAAACCTTTGATGCGAAGAGGCGAAGTCATGGCGATGTTGCGCGCGCTGGGCTTCAGCCGGAACGACGTCGAAAAAATGATCACGAACAAGGTGATTACGCCGCTCCCGGTGAAGGTCAACAAATGGGCTTACTTCTCCCGGAGCCAGATCGAACAGGATGTCATCAAACCGTTAAATCTTCGATAAAACCACTTTCCCACCCACCAAACACAGACAACCGATGAAACCGACGAATAATTCTGGAAATCTTCTGGCACTCGCCCAGGACGAACCGCCGCTGCGGGAACTGGAGCAGGAACTGACCGCCGCCGTCGCGGACGGGTTTTTCTTCTACGAGCGAAACGCGCACGCCTTCGACACGCGCTTTGCCTTTTGGGAAGGACAGTCGCCGGATGGCCGCAAACACTCCACCGCGAACCGAGCCGCCTTCCCGTGGGAGGACGCGAGCGATACGCGGGTGCGGGTGGTGGACATGATTATCAATGAGCAGGTGGCGCTCCTGATGCAGGCCTACGATCAAATGACCATCCAGGCCACGCCCACGAAATCGGGCGATGCGCAATGGTGCGCCAAGGTGAAAGCGGTCATGCGCTGGTTCCTCTACACCAAAATGGCGGACGAAGCGCGCGGGGAAATCGAGCTGCTGGCGAATTACGTGCTCACTTACGGGAGCGCGATCCTTTCCCCGACGTGGCTCACGTCGCTCGCCTACGAAATGCACGAGGTGACGATTCAGGAAATCCGCGATGCCGCGTTGCAGAAGGGCGGTCCGCAAATGCTGGTGCAGGTGGCGGAAATGCTGTTCAGCGACGACAAGCGGGAACAACTGGTGGAACTGGTGGCGCACTTGAGTCCGCTGATTACCAAGGGTGACGCGCGCTCAATCGTGAACACGCTGCGGAAAAGCGCGACCTGCGAATTTCCGATGCCGTACATTCGGGAAAACCGTCCGCAATACACCGCCCTCGCCTGCTTTCAGGATGTCTATTTCCCCATCAGCACCACGCGGATGCAAAACGCACGCTGGATCGCGCAACGGGAGTTGCTGACCGAGGCCGAACTGCGGGCCAAGGCCGAAGGCCGGGACGCGTGGGACGCGGATTTCGTGGAGGAAGTGCTGAACTACAAGGGCGACCAATGGAATACCAACGCCTGGGCGATGAACCTGGTGGAACGCCAGCGCGAACTGGGCGGCCTGTGGGGCAATTTCCTCGATGAAACGAAGGATTTGTACGAAGTCTGGCACTTCCACTACCGGGCGACGAAAAAGGGATTCCCGGCGATCTTCAAAACCGTGATGCACCCGAAAATTGAGAAGCTGTGGGGTCAACACGGCATCCTCGAGTACCAGCACGGGCAGTATCCCTACATCGACTTCACCCGGGAACGGCATTCCCGCACCATTCTGAGCAGCCGGGGACTGCCCGAAATCGGCGACACGCACCAGAGCGAAATCAAGGTGCAGCGCGATGCGCGGGTGGACCGCACAAGCGTGACGGTGATGCCTCCGATCAAGGTCAATACCCGGCGCGGCAAAGTGAAACTCGCCTTCGGCCCCGGCACGGAAATTCCAGTGACGAACCAGACCGATCTGGAGGTGATGGACTTTGGCGCACCGGACAGCACCAGCAACGAAGTCGAATTGAGCACCCGGCGCGACTTGTATGAATACGTGGGGCGCAATTTCGAAGGGGTGGACCCGTCCGTGGTGACGGCGGCGAAAACGGCACTGGTGGGCCGGTTTTTAAGCGGGATGAAAGGCGTGCTCACGCAGACCCTGCAGCTTGCGCAACAGTATATGCCGGATGTCGAAATCATGCGGGTAGTGGGCGATCTGGCCAAGCCGTTCCAGGTGTCGCGCGAGGATATTCAGGGGCAGTTTGATTTGCAGATGGAATGGGACCCGCGTCACAGCGACAGTAACTACGTATTCGAGCTGCTGGAGAACCTGCAAAAATACATCCTGCCGATCGACCACAATGCGACGGTGGACTGGAATGAAATCATTCGCTACGCGCTGGCGGCCGTCAATCCGACGCTGGCCGATCTGGCGGTACGCCCGGCAGACAGCGCGGACCAGAGCGAGATCGCGGACGAAAAGAACAACATCGCGCTCGCTTGGTCGGGACAGGAGCCACCGATGAAGTTACAGGGCCAGAATTTTGCCCTGCGGATGCAGGTGATTCAAAACGCGATCCAGCAAAACCCGTTGATGAACCAGAAACTCCAGCAAAACCCGGATTTCCAGGCGATTCTGGAAGCGCGCATGAAATTCCTGCAAATGCAGGTAATGCAGCAACAGAACCGGCAAATCGGCGTGCTGGGAACCAAGCCCGCGTTGTCGCCGACGCCCGCCGGCGGTCCGCCGCAGTTGGGCCAGTTTGGTCCACCGGCACCGCCGCCACCGCAGACCCTCGCGCTGGGAGGATTCGGACAATGAACGCGCTCCTGATCGCCCTGTTCGTGCTGGCCGTCGTCATTACGGCAGCGGCCACGGTGGTATTCATGCGAAGCATGGAGAATGCAAAACCCGTGCGCTATATCGTGCGGGAGCGACCTCCAATGACCGAAGTGGAATTGCGCCAGGCCTTGCTGGTGGAGCACGAGCATCCCCTCTGGCTGGCCGTGCATCAGGCCATCGAGGTGGAAATGGCGCATTGCGAAAGCGCGTTGCTGGACGTGGCAAATGCCGGAAACACCGGCCGGCAAAGCTACTACGCCGGCGGCAAGCGGCATCTGGAACTGTTGCAGGATTTCCTGATCGAACAACGGGAGGCGGCCTTTACGCTGGCGGATGATGGGGATTGAACTTCCACCGTTGCGCTGGCTGGTGCGCCGGCGGGTGAGCTGGAATTTTCCAGATGACTTTACCGAATATCCGATCCGAGAGATCCACGACGATGAGCCCGTATTACAAATGTTATACAACGGCGAATACGTGGAAGTGCCGGTGATCATCGAAAAAACGAACGCCCGCCCGGGATAACCGCAGCTTAAACGCACTGAAACGCCCCGCTTTGACCGTGGTTGCACGGGCTGGCGGGGCGCTTCGTTTACGCGCGGGGCCGGGGATGATTTTGATGAGCGCATGAAACGGTTTTTCTGCGCTGCTCCGGCCCGGTCGCTCGACGGGGAAAATGCAACGCTGCCCATCCCCACTTGGAGGGGTTATCCATGCACACACTAAGCCTCGTTTCGCGCATCTTGAACTCGGCCCGAACCCTCTTCGCGTTCGAGCCGAACACCGCCACGGCCACCCCTGCCGCTCCCGCTTCAACGGAAGCCGCGCCCGCGCCCGCTGCCAAACCAGCGGAAGCGGACTACATGGGACTGATTCCCGGGGCGAACCTGCTCAAGAATGCGACTGGCGAAGCCCCGACTGTTCCCGAGGAAATCGCGGAATGGCAGGAGGGCGAACCCGGTGACGACGACGAGGTGACAGAAATCGAGCCGAAGCCAAAAGTGGACGAGCCGGAAGCGGCCCCCGCCGAGGAAGCGAAGAACGAACCCGCCGAAGACGTAGTGCCGACCGAGTGGCCGGAGAGCGCGAAAAAGCGGGTGGACAAGCTGACCGCACAACGGAGCGAGGCCCAACGGGAGCGCGACGAAGCGAAGGCGAAAATTGCAGAACTGGAGACGAAACTGGCGACGGCCCCGCAGGCGCAAGCCCCGGTCCGCTTACAGCCCACGTTCTCCGATCCGCTGGCGCATATCACGAACGAGGAAGGACTGAACACCGCCATTTCCGATGCCGAAATTCGCAAAGCATGGGCTTTGGAACATTGGGATGACGGCGGCGAATTCACCATCCCGGGTCGCGATGAACCGCTGATTTTGGACAAGGATCAAACCCGCAAGCTGTTTTCGCTGGCGGACAACATCCTGACCAAGGCCGCGCCGCAGCGCCGGGAATACCTGAAACTGAAAGCCCAGGCGGGCGAATACCTGAAAAGCCAGCATCCCGAGTATCTCGATGCGAGCAAGCCCGAGGGGCAGGCGTTTCAGAGTTTCGCCAGCCAGTTAACGCAGTTGCAGCAATTCCCGCAATGGGAAGTGATCGTGGCGGACATCGTCCGCGGCCAGATGGCGCGGAATGCCGCCGACCAGGCGAAAACCGCCGCCGCGAAACCGGCGGAAGGAAAGCCGGAAACGAAACTGCCCACGCCGGAAACGCCCATCGCCCCCGCCGTCCCGAAACCGTCCGCCAAAACCGTGGTGCCTCCAACTGAATCCGGAAAAAGGCCGAGACCCCCGCTCAAAGCAAGCATGAACCATCAGGACCTGATGAAGGTCCTCTAACCACTTCCAAACCTATGGGATCTGTCAACGCAATCTCTCAAGTAGGCAAACGCGAAGACCTGGCCGATATCGTGGCCGTCGCGGATGCCAAAAACACGCCCGTCACTTCGATGATGAAGAAGGGCAAAAAGCCGACCAATGCCCTGTATAGCTGGCAGGCGGGTGGCGTCCCGGAGCCGGATACCACGGCCATCCCGGATGGCAAGCCGGTGGATAACACCGAAGACATGAGCGGCAACCGCCAGATGTTGTATGGCCGCGTGCACAAGATTCGCCGCGTCCCCGCCGTCACCGAACTGGCGGAAGACGTCAGCACCGTCGCCGGCATCGAAAGCGAGTTCAAATCGGCGAAGGCCAACGCGATTCTGGCAGTCAAACGCGCGATCGAAGCGATCTTCTGCGGCGACCAGGACAGTTCGCTGGTCGGCACCACGAACACCTGCCGCGGACTGGGGAGCTGGATCAGCAGCACAGCGCAAAGCGACCTTCCAGTGGCGGCGGATTATCTCACGCCGGCCAGCAGCGTTTTCAGCGGCAACCTGAGCGACCTGACCGAAGATGATTTGCGCGGGATCATGCAGAGCATCTACGAGCAGACCGGCCAGCAGCTCGACCTCGACGGCGCGGTGGGCACTGCTTTGAAGAGCGCCATCAGCAAGATGACGATCTTCCAGGACGATGTGGACGGCAAGGTGAACGTCCGCACGTTCTTCAAACAGCTCGATGACAACGAACTGAGCGCCAAGGTGGACATCATCAAAGGCGATTTCGGCACCGTGCGGCTGTTCCCGACCTTGTGGAACCACTGGACGAACAAGAACGGGAACACCAAGGGCTACGCGGACACGAAGCGCGGCTATTTCCTCGACATGGAGAACATCGAGATGTGCGCGAACAAGCTCCCGGGCTTCAAACCGCTGCCCGAGGACGATAGCGGCCCGCGCGGCGTCGTTTCGGCGATCGTGGGCATGAAGGTGTACAACCCGCTGCAACAGGGCGCAGTGAAAGCGGCCTAAGTTTCACCACAAACACCAAGAAAAGGAATCATTGTTATGTTGGAAACTCATTTGAACTCGAACGAACGGGAACAGGGTGGATTCACCCACAAGTTTCTCGTCACGTTTGCGGACCTCGCTTCGCAAACGACTGCCAACACGGCCCAGGCGATCACGCTCAAGGCGTTGCCGCCGGGCACGCTGGTGAAAAACGTCGCCCTGTCGATGCCGGTCGCTTTCCAGGACCTCAGCGACACCGGTTTCAACAGCACCGCCGCCACGGTGGGCGACAGCGGCACGGCCAACCTGTTTGTGACCTCGACCGAACTGAACGTGAACGGCACCGAAGTCTATAACAAGGCAGGCACGGGCACGCAGAAAGCATACGACACGGCCAATTCGCTGATCCTGACCGTGAACAGCATGAGCGGCAAATCGCTCTCGAACATCGACGCCGGCAAACTCTACGTGCTGGCGGAAATCGTGTATCTGGGCCAGCTCGGCAACTAATCCCCACCGCCACGATGTCCGCACTGTTTTGCGATTCTGAGACACTGGAGCACGTGCAACAGGAGCTGCACGTGAATGCCGGGGCACTGCGGGAGCGCGAGCGCGTCACGTGCGCGCTCGCGCTGGCCCGCCAGAAACGCATCGGCGAGGCCAACCGGCGGATTCAGCGGGGATTCATCGACGGCATTGGCGAGGTGGTGGCGAGTATCGACGCCGATATTTACCACCGCCTCGCTGCCATCTACGGCTACGAGACCTTGCGTGATCCGCATTTTCTGCACTCGCTATTGCGGGATAACCCCGATTTGCGGGTGAAGACCGTCAGCCGCAAAAGCGGAATCGTGGTGCCGGAAACGGTGCGCGGCATCGAGGATGTGGATACCACGCCGGCGGAAATCGAGGCCGGGGATTTTCCGCACCATGAACCGAAGGCCGCCCCGCTGGAGGACGCGGCATGAGAACCGTGCCCTTTGCCACGATCCTGACCTGGGTGGCCACCAAGATGGGGCTTGATCCGGCGGCGAACTTCCGGCGCGACCAGGCGGACGCGATTACCACCTACGTGAATTATCATTTGCGCGAAGGCTGGGAACGGCAGCCGTGGCCCGAGTGGACCGTGATCGAGCGGCGCTATTTCGGCCCGATCTGGGACGTGGGCACCGAATACGCCGTGGACGTGGTGGTGTATGATTCGTTCGATGGGAACTATTACCGCGCACTGGTGGCGAATGCGGGCACGCCGCCGCATTCCAGCGGAATTTGGGAGCCGGTGACGTGCAATCTCGATACCGCCATCGGACTCGACCAGCCGGGACAAACGCCGATTGGCACCGTGCTGAAAGTGACGGCGGAAGATCCACGCGAGCACCCGCACACGTCGCATTTCGATTTCTGGCTCTCGCCGGCCGGGATTCAGGTAAAGCTGAAAGGCAGCCAGCCCAAGAGCGTGTATGTGCAGTTCCGGCTGCGGCCACCAGTCTTCACCGCCACCGCCTGGAGCAGCGCCACCGCCTACCTCGCGGGCATGCGGGCCTACGATGCGGCCACCGGGGAATGCTATCTCGCGCTGGCCCAAAACAGCAACACGCCGGTAACGAACCTCGAGTACTGGCAGAAAATTGATTTTCCCTACGTGCTCGCAAATTACGTCAAGCGAATGTGCGAGGCGGAAGGACTGGAAGAGGAAGGCCAGGATGACAAGGCCGACCTGCGGCGCAGCCGGGGCGAAACCGCCCTGGAAGACGAATGGGACAAGGCGGAAGGCCAGCAAGGCCAGGAACGCCGGTTCAGCGTCCACACCCGGCGCGCCCCGCGTGGTTTCGGCTACGGGGCGGGAGCCGGATTGCCAGTCACGATTTCAAATTGCCACCCCTGTAACCCATAACACCCGTAAAATATGCCACCACTCGTAAGAGGACTCGAAGTTCCCGCCGTCGCCAAAATCCTGACCACGCAAACGGCAGCGACCGGCACGAACTGGGTCAAAATCGGCAACGCCAACGCCGCCGGCGCATCGGAGATCAACTGCGAACAGGTAAGCGTGTATAACACCAGTGGAACGACGTTGAGCTTCGGCTATGGAACCACCACGGGCACCGCGCCGACGGGCGAGACTTTCGAACTGCCGGACGGCGCTTCGTTTGGCTTCCGGGGCCTGAGCAACGTGCAGCAACTCTACGTGCAGCGGTCGGACCAGAGCGGCACGCAGGTGACATTCAAATCCATCGCGGAGGGGGCATAGTATGTCAGTTCAAACGGTTCAGCCCATCCAATCCCCATCGGGATATGTGGAGAGTGTCCTTAATCAGCCGGGCGGCGTCGCAGGAAATGACCGGGTTCGCAAACAGATGGTGGCCTTTACCCGCGCCAATTTCACTGGTCGGTGGGACACGGCATCGAACCCACTTGCCAACGGAACTTTGTCCAATGGAACGGATACAGCATCCACCTACATCTATCAGCACTATTGCACCAATACGACGGGCAATATCCGGTTGACTTACGGCAACGGCGCGTGGGATGCGCTGGGGCCAAACGCGATCACCGTCAAGGCGTCGGTGCAGGACAGCGCAGGGAATATCTATCCAGTGTTCTTCGGGGGTGCGAGGACGGTTACAATTCAGCCAGGGGCTTTCGCTACGTCGGATGAACTAGGGCTGAATATCTCCAAGGGCGACTACGTTTGGTCTATCACTTACGTTTCCGTGGCCAGTGCTGGGCAGAAATGGCCGATTGGAATGGTTTATCAGTTCATTTACGAAGGGGTGAATACCGGCGACCTTACGGCCACGGGCACGGCGGGAATTACTACGACGTTGGGCGTCGGATACGGCCCGGCAGCCATCTATGGAGAGGTAAGCAATGATGCGAAGTGCGTGGCGTTGATCGGCGATTCGATCTTTGCTGGGGCAGGTGGGTTTTGCTATGTTCCTAACTTTGGCCTTTGCTACGATTACCCGTGGGAGATTGCCTGTATGGATGATGGGGTGCTGGGCAGAAAAATGGGTGCAGGCATGGCGCATGTTCGGCTGTTCAAAGGCGGTGAATCAGCCCAGCAATGGCTGGCCCCCGCAACCCGCGCCCTGCGACAAAGGATGCTGAAGGGCTGCACGCATGCGGTTGTGGAGTATTTCCGAAACGACGCATTCTCGCTCACCACCTTGGCTCAGTTTCAATCCACCTATATTTCGTTGTGGAAGATGCTCCTTGCACAAGGGATCAGGGTGCATCAATGCACCGCGTTGCCGATGGCCACCTCGACCGATGGGTGGGCAACCCTAGTCAATCAGACCACCGATTCCAGCAATGCTGTCCGCGTTTTGTTTAATAATTGGCTGCGCGATGGCGCGCCGATGGTGGGCGGTGCTGGCGTTGCCGCGGGAACGGTGGGAGCACTCCGCGCAGGTGCAACCGGGCATCCTTTAGCGGGATACATCGAGGCGGCGGATTGTGTGGAATCATCGCGGGATAGCGGACTATGGAAGGTGGGTGACACTGGGGACGCGATTCATCCAACGCAGCAGGGCAATAACGATCTCTCCACGGCATTCACGACGGCGATTTTCCAATAACCATGAGCACGATAGCCGATAATCTCGAAGTGAGTGCAAAGACAGGCAAGGGTCGCTTTGGCGTGCAAATCTCGCTGCTGGCCATCGTCGCGTTTCTCGGCGGGTACGTGGTGTTGTATTCCGACCGGCACAACGACACCCGGTATGTCTCACAATCGAGCTATGCGGCGGACCAGGCGCAACAGGCCAAGGAGGCGGCGCGGGATTCGGAAACAGCCTCGAAGATTCACACGCTGGAGCAACAGGCGATCAATACGCGTCTCGATGATTTGAGCAAGAAGACGGACGAAATCTCCAGTGACGTGAAAACCCTGATCAACAGCCGCTACAGCCAGCGGCCCCAAGACCAATGAAACGTGAAACTCTCTCCACATGGCCGAAGCATGGCCGCAATCTGGCACGCCAAGCAGCATTTGCGGCGGTGGCTCTGGGCCTTGCGGCGTGCGCGACGACTGCGCCCCATGCCAGCCCGCAAGTCAGCACCGCCGGGCTCCAGCGCGACGTTGACGACTCCTTCATCGCCGCCGACTCCTCCGCCACTCACTCTACGAACGCTGCCCATCATCTCGACCAAGGACAGGTCGCGCTCTCCCGGGTGGATGCGAAAATGGAAGTGATTCAAAAATACTGGGATACCGCAAAATGAAAAATCTCGACGATGTGGAGCGAGTAACGTGGGCACTGGCAATCATTGTGATTGTGACCCTGATTGGCTGTTGCACGGCCGGGGCGGAAACCGTGACCAAAGCGGACCTTCTGAGAACGATCCAGCACGCGCAACAACTGGTGCGCGATCAAGCCGCGGTCGAAGTGGCGAAAGCGAAGTCGGAAACGACGGCGGCCTTGCAGGATGACGCGACGGTAAAGGCAAAACTGGCGGACTCGACCCAGCAACTGGCGGCCGTCAACGCGCAGATCAAGCAGCTGCAGAGCTACGCGGACACCGAACACGCGGGCCGGGTGAAAGCGGAGCAGGATCGCGACTACTGGCACACGAAAGACAGCGAAGCGGTGGGCGTGATCTGGCACTGGCGGCTCGCCTTTGCCGGTCTGCTGGCCGTAGTCGTGGGCTTCTTCATCGCGCGGCAATACTTCCCATTTCTCAAACTGATTTAGCCACAGAGAACACAGAGTTAAACATCATGAAAAACATCCCGATCCTTAGTTTCATCACCCGTTACCGGCTGCTGCTGGTACTTCTGATTGTTGCTGCTTTCGCCGCGCTCGATGACAAATGGTTCACTGCCATCGGCACGTTGCTTTATCTGCCGGTGCTGTCGTTTGGCGCACTGGTGGTGGCGCTCCTGTTGCGGCATGTATTTTACCGCCAGTCGATCGACGCCGATGCGCACAGCGGGTATTTCGTAAACGCGTGGGGGGCGCTGAATCCGGCGGCCCGAGTCATGTGGAGCATCATCATCACGGGCGTGTTGTTCCTGGGCGTGTGCATCATCGCATCGGCTCTCGTCAAATGAGCTACTACCACACCAGAACGCCGAAACGGGTTTGGTTCATCATCGGGCTTTTCGCGGTGCTGTGGATCTTGCTGGCGGCTTCGATGGTTTGCCACGCGGACAACGCGGACCGCTGGCGCGCGGCGCAGATTCGCCCGGAATGGACGGTGAAGCTGGACAAGTGCGTGTGGTGGTACCAGCGCTACGCCGGGACTTATCAAAGCGTGCAGAATGCGCACCAGCCAGGCGTGCCAGCCACGGTGATTGCCTGTCTTCATCGCCGGGAGAGCGATGCCGATTTTAGCTGTCATTTGCACGAGGGAAGTCCGCTGACACACCGCACGCGCTACGTTCCGGTGGGGCGGATTCCCGGCGTGCCACCGCCCTACACGTGGGCGCAAAGTGCTTTCGATGCCATCTATGTGGTGGACCGTCTGGACCGGGTGAACTGGGGGGAACGCTCTGGTTTAGCCGCCCTGGATGGCATCGAATCCTATAACGGGACCGGCTACAGACGGCGGGGCGTTCCCTCCCCGTATCTGTGGTCCGGGACCACCATTTACACCCGGGGCAAATACGTGGCCGATGGCCGCTATTCGTCCACGGCGATCGACGGGCAACCGGGGTGCGCGGCGATCCTGCTGCGGATGAAACAACGGGGAATCAAGCTGCCATTTTAGATTTCTGAATTTGGATTTTGGATTATGACCGACCAAGAACGAGACGACGCTTATCGAGTGCTGAATGAAACCGTGGTCCGGTTGACGGAGCATTTCGATTGCATCCAGATTCTTGCCTCCGTCGAAAACAAGGACGGTTCGACGGACTACGTCCCTGCTGGCCTTGGCAACTATTACACGCGCCGGGGATTGGCGACGCAATTCCTCTCCGATGAAGTGGCGAAGGATGTGCAGTTCAAACTGGAGGAGGAAGACGAAGAATGAGCCGCTGGGGTAAAACATTTCCGAAAGACACGCAAACCTCCGAGGATGGCGACAGCGGGTTTACGGGCGTAAACGCGCGGACGCCCATCGAGCTGCTGAGCAACGGCTGGGTGCATGACGCGGTGAATATGACGTTCAAAAACGGGGTGGCACAGACCCGGGAGGGAATGATTACGCCCGTCTCGCACCGGCTGGCCGGGGAGTTTGCGCTCAATGGGTTTGTGCTTTTTCTATGCCTGGATGAAACGGGTTCCATTGGCATCGGCGGCGCGGAACGCGGGCTGGAGATCATCGCCGCCTTCCGCGATGGGGTGGGGGATCAACAAATCCGGGGCATCGGTTATGTGAGCTTCGGAAACATCATCTGCGAGACGTATCCAATCACCAGCGATCTCGATGCCGTGGTGGCGCGGCTGACCACCGTGGTCAACAGCGGGGGCAGTGATGCGGTTTTCTTCCAGGACAGCGGAGGCGACACGCCGGAAAACGGGGTGGACGCGCTGAAAGTGGCCTTTGACCAGCTCAAAGCGAGCGCGATCGCCCAGGCGGCACAATACCGGTATGTATTCCTGAAAACGGATACCGCGGGCTATGCGCACAGCAACGATAATACGCTGAGTGGACATGCCGCCTACGAATCGGCGGTTGCCGCGCGGGTATCGGAGATTTCCCGGCTGTTCATCGAGTTCGACGCGGGCAACACGGCCAACGGCGATCCGAGCACGGATCTGGACACTTCCGGCGACTGGGGCGAATACGCGGACCTGTTGCCGGAATCGGAAAAAATCGTATGGGATGACTTTGATCCGAGCGACCCGCCGGCGGTGCAATCGCCCGTAACCAACGTCTATGGCAGCGGCCTGTTCAGCGACCCGAACGGGGTGGAATGGCTGATGGTGGCGAGCAACGCGGGCGTGCATCTGCTGCGGGATGGCACCACGCCGCGCCTGATTGCCACGCCGGAAGTGATTACCACGCCATGCCAGCTCGTGCAGGCGTTCAACAACGTACTGCTTTTCCGGAGCAAGGCAGTGAGCACGGATAAATTCACGCCATGGGAATGGGACGGCACGCGGGGCGGCGCGTTCACCGCGATCGACACCACGGACCACAGCGACGGCACGAGCGCAATTCCGAACGGCGCGGACCGCTTCGGGCTGCTGCCGGTGGTGATGCAAAACCGGCTGCTGATGCCAGACGGCCGGGACGTGGTGGATGCCTCCGATGTGCTCGATTACACGCGCTATGACCAAGTGCTGAACGCCTTTCGAATCAATGAGGGCAGCGAGGACGTGCTTACGGCCCTTTATCCTTTCACCGCGACCGATTGCCTGGCTTTCAAATCCCGCAGCACTTACGTCATCAGCAACGTCACCGGCGACTTGAGCGGCGCAAGCCTGCAGGAGATCAATCGCGAGCTGGGTTGTGTCGCGGGATTGACCGCGCGGGCGGTGGGCGCGGATGTCTTCTTTCTCTCGGCCACGGGGGTTTACCGGGTGCAACAGATCATTCAAGACCGGCTGCAAACCGGCGCGGTGGCAGTGTCGTCGCCGATTCAGCCCATCATCGAGCGGATCAACTGGCTGGCCGCGAATCGTGCGGTGGCGGCGGTGCTGGGCGATTACTACTACCTGGCCGTGCCGCTGGACGGCGCGACGGTCAACAACGCAATTCTGCCCTACAACACAGTGAACGACGCCTGGGAAGGCGTGTGGGAGTTTCCCGCCGGGGTGCAGATCGACGCGCTGCATACCACGGATTGGAACGGCGAGCGGCAGTTGTATGCAGTGGATTACGCCAGCATGCGGGTGCATTTGCTCAACTACGGCCACGCAGACCGGATCGAGGAAACGGAGCACGCGATTGCCAGCAGCCTGGTGACGCGCGGGTATCGCTTTGGCTCCAGCGCGTTCAAGCAATTCCGCCGGATTCGCGAGACGATTGCGACCTACGCGCCCACCCTCACGATGACGCTGCGAACCGACGGCGTGAACGAAACGAGCGTGCTCAGCGACGGGCTGACCAAGAGCCGCACGACGTATCAGCTCTTCGGCCAGGCGGACTACGATCCGACGAACGGCAACGACGATCACGCCACTCCGCTGCGACAGGACTACAGCGTGGCGTTGCCGGTGCGTTTTAAGAGCGGACTGCGCTGCTTTGAACGGCAAACCAGCGTGGAGACGCAGCACACGCGGGCGCGCGGGCGCTGGGCAAGCCTGGAAGTGGCGAACACGACTGGATTTGTCGCGGTGGCGGAAATCAGCATTGAAGCGGACGAAACCGACCGCAACGAAAGGAGCAAAGTATGATCGTAACCCCGGGGATCGTCCTGACCGATGACGAATTGATCGACGCAGAAAAATTGAACCAGCTCGGCAAGCCGACGGTGACGCTGGAAAGCGGGGATGTCGATTCGACGATTCTCGACCCGTCCGAAGTGTCCGAATCCATCGGAGTGGCGGCGGAAAACTACCTGCAAAACGGCAACTTTGCCGAACCGCTGTGGAGCCGTGGCTATACGCCGGTGATTTGCGCGGCGGGCGTGAAGACCTACCGGGCGGATGCGTGGTGGTGCCTGAGCGCGGGTGGCTCGACCACGTACGAACGGGCGACGGACGGCCCGGATTACAAAAGCCTGATGTGCGCCAAGCTGACCGGGGCGAGCGGCGTGGGCGCGGTGCGTTTCGGCCAGGATGTGCCGGCGCATCTGGCGGCGGCGCTCCGGCGCAAGGTGACACTGACCTTTCAACTCTACAACGGGACGGGCGCGGCCTTCACGCCGTCGCTGGAACTGTACTCGGTGGCGGCGCTGAACAATTTCACGAGTCCCACCCTGATCAATACCTTTTCCCCGGCCAACCAGGCGGCGGTGGCGGCATGGACGAAATTCACGATCACGGTGGACGCCACCAGCTATGCCCTGGCCAATGGCGCGCAAGTGGTGCTGCTGATTCCCAGTGGAAGCCTGGGCAGCACCGCGAAGAGCGTGGAAATCGCCCAGGTAAAACTGGAAGCGAACGAACAGGCCACCGCGTTTCTGCCCGATGTGGAAGAGCGCGCGGCCACGGCGACGGCAGGCACGGGCGGAACGCCCCGCAATTACCTGCTCAACGCGATCCTGGATGATGCGCTGTGGTTTGCCACGAGCCTGACCTGCAAGAACAATGTGGACAGCTTTCCGGCGTATGGCTGGTATGTGCGGCCCGGCGGCGCGGATACGCTGAGCGCGGCGCGGGATGTCGCCAATGTGCCGGATAATATCGTGGCCTCGGTGCTTAAATTGACCGGCGGCACGGGCGTAAACGCGGTGGACGTGGGGCAATGGGTGCTCTCCGGCGATGCCGAGCAAACCACCGGCGCGATGATGTTCAGCCTCTGGCTCTACAACAACAGCGGCGCGGCCTTCACCCCTTCGGCCCGCATCGAGAGCTGCAACGCGCGGAATGCCTTCGATGCCTTTACCCAGGTCGGGAGCGTGCCGCTTTCCGAGTGCGCGAATGCCGGATGGACGCTGCTCACTTTCAGCTTCACCGGCAGCGATTATTCCAATCTCTCGAATGGCTACCGCATTTCCGTGCGGATTCCCGATGGCTCGCTGGCCTCGAATACGCAGACGGTTTCCATCGGCGAAATGCGGCTGGAGACAGGCTCCAGCGTGCCGACCTTTGTCGCCACGCCATCGCCGATCGAATCGGGCATCACGGGCGGCACGCTGAATTTTAGCGGCAGCGCTCACGGAGCAGGCACCACCGCAGTTTTTACGGCGGATGAAGTGCTGTTGCGCGCGGCAGACGGGCGCACCGTGCTGGCCCGGAATGTCAATCTGACGCTCTCCATTTCCAGCACGGGACTGAATGCGCTGGATACCGGCACGGCGGCAGCCAGCACCTGGTATAACGTGTATTTAATCAGCAACGGCCTGACCGTGGGATGCGTGGCGGTGAAGGAACTGGATGCAGATCACGACAACGTGGACGACATCACCCCGAGCTGGCCCACCGGCTACGTTTACCGCGCGCGGGTATCGGCGATCTACCTCGATGCTTCAACGCAGGTGCGGCAGTTCCAGCAGACCGGTCGGGAGATTTATCAAATCCCCGTGCTGGTGAAGGAGGCGGACCCCTCCGCCGGGTATCATCTGTTGAACTACAACAACAGCACGATCGTGAATTGCATCCCGATGCGGGCTCGGAAGGCCTGGGGAAACGCGGGGCTGAGCGTAAACAATGGCAGCGCGGCGGAGAGCTACATTGAAGTCACCGATTCCGCAGCGGGCGGGATTGGCAACCAAGCGATTCACATTCCAGCCACCTCGTTTTCAATGGCGAATTTCTACGGCTGCGGCGTGTGGCAGTGCGCCATTTCCACCGTGCAATCCCTTTACTATCGCGCCGGGACGGGCGTGGGGTTGCACCGCATCGAGATCACCGGATTTTCCCTATGAGCACGTTGCAAACCATCCCGGAATTGAGAGAGGCGGCACTTGATCCAAACTATCACACGATCAAGGCGCTGGCGGAGACGTTGCGTAAAGAGGAACAGGTGAACATGCCGCTTCGCCACATGTTCGCGCCGGGCATTTACGTGCGCATGATCTACATGCCGAAAGGAACCTTTGTCATTGGCCATGAGCACAAGACGGTGCATTTCAACATGGTACTGGCGGGCCGCGCCACGGTGATGATGAACGGGGTGGAAGCGGAAATAAAAGCCCCGGATATGTTCATCAGCGGCGCGGGCGTGCAGAAGGTGCTGACCATTCACGAAAACATGCTGTGGGCGACGGTGCACGCCAATCCCACGAATGAAACCGACATCGCCACGCTCGAGCGCGGGCTGATCGAACTCGACCCCGAACGCTGGGCGGAAATGGCCGGGCGGACGGTGGACGAATTTCGCATGTCGGTCAACCAGCTTCCCGCCCCAAGTCCCTTTAACCTTTCCACTTTATGTCAATCTCTGTCATTGGAGTCGTAGGAACCCTCGCGGCCACCGGATATGCCGCCTACGCGTCTTCGCAGAACAGCGGCGCGCCGGCGGCGCGTGATCCGGCGCAGGAGATGGGCCAGCTTCCCACCCAGCAGTATTACGACATGCTGGGCAAGTACGAGACGGATTCCGCCGCGCGGCAGCTCACTGCCGATCAGAACCGCGCGAACTGGCTCCTGCAGATGTATCCCGAGCTGACCCAGACGCAGCACGCCACGGATATTTCGGACTTGCAGGGGTATGGGCGCGAGTATGCAGCGGTGATGAACAAGATCGCGCCCGGGTGGTCAATCGCCAAGAACGCGCTGACCGGCCAGATCCAGCAAGCGAGCGCCGGACCTTCGGACTATTTGAAGCAGCTCGAAGCCGAAGGGGCGACGGCAGACCAGCAAAGCCCGCTGACGGCGTTGCTGACCAAACAGGCTGCGAACGAACTGGCCCTGGGCGGCACGCTTTCCCCCGACGAAACACGCCAGGCGGACCAGAGCGTGCTGGGTTCCTATGCGCAGCGGGGAATGGCGCTGAGCAACCCGGCGATTTTTGAACAGGCGTTGAACCGGACCAACTTGAGCGAAGCACGGCAGCAGCAACGACAGGGATTCGCGGAAAACGTGGCCCAGCTTGGCGATGCGGAACAGCAGGCCAACCGCGGCTTTCAGCTCAATGTCGGGAACGCGCTGGAAGCCGATCAGGGCCAGCGCGCGAACATCATCCAGAGCGGCCTGGGCGCGGAGCAAAATACGCTCGCGCCGGTGCTGGGCTTCTACAACAACAACGTGGGCCAGGCGGCCCAAGTGGGCACGAGCGCGAACATTATCGGAGCGGGCGCGAGTGCCGCCACGCCACTGCTTAACTACGGCAGCGACGTGTTTAACACCAATTTCAACGCGGCGGCGGCAAACCAGATCGCGCAGCAAAACAACAATGCCGCCCTCGCCGGCGCGGGCATCAATGCCGCCGGTTCACTCGCCGGGAATTACCTCAAATACCGGTCCACCACGGGCTAGAAATTTATGCCATACTCACCCGGAATCACCAACCAAAGCGGCGCGATCCTCGCGAACGCGATCAACAGCGGGATGCAAAATCTCAGCGATGGGCTGGACACGCTGAACAAAGCGAAAGCGGAAAACGATTACTTGAGCCAGCTTGGCGAGCAGTATTACGCGAAGGGTCTGCTCTCGCCGGAAGACCACGCGAAATTCCTGCAATCGAGCGCCAGCGCCAAGCGCGGCGTGGTGACGGGCATTCAATCGGACATTGCGCAAAAGCAGCAGCAAACGGAGAATGATCTAGCCCAACAACGAATCAATCAAGGGTGGGCGGCCCAAGACATGGACCCGGCCTATCGAAAAGCTATGATTGATGAGTTGGCCGCTCGGGCCGCTTATTACAAGCTGGGTGCGAGCCGGAAAGCCGAACCGACATTTACTCCCAGGCTGGTCGCGCTGAAAGACCCGGTGACTGGCGAAGTGTTGGGAAATGCCATGACATCCTCGCCCAATAGTGCAATTCCGTGGCGGGACATGCTGGGCGGAGATTCCACCAAGCCAAGAACGACCACGGGCGCACCGGCCAAACCGATGCCCGCTGCCGCGCAAGGGGCGATCGACAATTATCAAAATGCAGCCGCAGCTTTTATGGCAGACCCAGCCCGGGCAAAATATGGAAGTGATGCGAACGGAACGCCGTTTTGGCTGCTGCCAGGAGCGACAATCACCAAAGATAAAACCGGGCAAATGAATGTGACGGCTCCGGGGATTGGTACCAAGCCGATTGGCTTGATGAAGGACGCCAACGGAAATCTGATCGCGGGATCACAGGATGATGCTGGCTATTACCTCCAAGCCTTGGAAGCGGCGAAACAGGCCAAGGCGGCGCAGATTCGGAATAATCTTCCGGAGTCCACCATGATTCCCGCTGGAGTGGCTCCCGCCGCACCAGCAGTTGCGCCCACAGCCACGCCGGTGGCGGCTCCGAAAGTGCAATTTGTTCCCGGCGTCAAATACAAGGATGCGGGCGGGAACGTGATGACTTACAATGCGGACGGAACTTGGAGCCAGTAGCCCATGCCCTTCGATCCCTCGACCGCGACGCCAGTAGATCCTCTCGCGCCAGCAACCGCCGCGCCTTCGTTTGATCCATCTACAGCGGTGCCCCTCAATGGCGGAGGATTTTCGCCAGAGTTCATGGATTTTGTCAAACGGCAGGAAGGCTACACTCCTGAGGCCACCTGGGATTACAAGCAATACACGGTGGGTTATGGAACCCGGGCGAAGCACCCGAATGAAAAACTGGACGAAGCAGAGGCCACTAATCGTCTCGCGCAAGAGTTGGATGAACACGCGCAAAATATTGATGCGGCGATTGCCAGCACCGGGGCGAAGCTGACCCCGCAACAGCGGGAATCGCTGATTAGCTTTGATTTCAATACCGGCCAGGGCGCGCATGTGCTTGAAGAGGGCAACGGCAATTTCAACGATGCGGCTGATCACATGCGGATGTATGTGAAGGCCGGGAAACAAACATTGCCCGATCTGGTGCAGCGGCGGGCTGATGAACTGCAATGGGCCGGGGCCAACCCATCCGCGATGCCACCGGTGGACGCGAAAGCACTGGGCATGCGGGAACTGTTAGCAGACCCAAACAATGCGGGACTGGCCGCTTTCAATCGCGCGGGCTCGCCTGCCGGGGTCGCCGCATTGTCGGCCCCGGCAGGTAATGCGGAAACCGTGGCGCAAGCGACCACGATAGACCCCGTGGACGTCCAAAAAGACATGCTCGCCTCGATATTCACACCGCCGCTAAAGGGCGTGTTGCCACGCCCCGGTGGCGATGGAGTAGGCGCGGGCGTGGTGCGGGGCACGGAAGATGTGGCGGAATCGCTGGTGACCCCGGCCAACATCGTGCTCGGAGGAGCCCTGGGAACGGCCTCGCGGCCGGTGCAAATCGCCGGGGCCGGATTCTTCGGAGCGCAGGGAGCCAACGAGGCGACGAAACAGGCCATCGCCGCGATCGACGCGACGACGCCGGGCGAGCGCGCCGAGGATCTTACGAATGCGGTGGCGATGGGTGGATTGTCCGTGCTGCCCTTTGCGCATTTGCGAGGCACGGCGACTCCGGTGGAAGCGGCGGCGGAAGTGGCCCATTTTGACCCCAGCACGGCAGAGCCGCTGGCGGAACCCGCGCCCGTCGCTTTGCCGCCCGCAGCGGCATCCGCGCCTGCCTCGCCGGGGTTTGACCCGTCCACGGCCACGCCCATCGATCCTGAGCCCATTTCCGCGCCCGCACCAGCCGCTCCCGAGGTTGATCCCGTCGTGGAATCGACCCCGGTTGAAACAATGCGACCTAGCGCCAGTTTTGATCCGAGCACGGCGGTTCCGGTTGAACCGGAAGCGGAGCCGGCGGCATCGACGCCGGAACCCATCCCAGCCGCGTCCACGACCTTTGACCCGTCCACACCCCAGCCAGTTGAAGAATCCGCATCGATTCCCACTGAACCAGAGCCGGAACCGCTGCCGTTGGATGAAAGCGCGGTGCCGGTCTATGCGGGCAGCGGACTGGGATTGTATGGCGAGCCGGTGGCCGCACCCGACAGGTTCAATTTATTGCAAGAAATGGAGCGGGAGCCATCCACCTTTGATCCATCCACCGCCGAGCCCGTTGCGGAAGCGCAACCGGCCCCAGTCCGCAAGTTTAAAACGCGGACTGTCTCCGATGGGTTTGGCACCGAAATCACGCCGGTGGCCACGGCGTTGATGGATGACCTGGGCGGCCTGCTTTCCGAAAAGGATGCGCGGAAGCAAGGGGATTACGAACGCAACGCCGAGCTGTGGGATGATGCACCTACTTTGGCGGCGAAAAGCCATCAGGCCATTTACGCCAAAAATGGACTGATGCCGGACGAAGCCGCCCAGGGGCTCTACGAAATGGGATTGCTCCGGGAACCGACCCACCAGGCGATGTGGAAGGCGCTCGACCAAGAGAGCAAAACAGCGGCAACCATCGGAGAGCAACAACGGGTGCAAAACCAGCAGGCGACGGAATTCAATTCGATGGCGAAGGCGTTTGAGAAAGCCGCGTTGCAGCCGAAGAAGACAAAGGACGCGATTCCCGCCAGCGCGCTCAATGTTGGCGATATCGTTCACGTGGGCACGGAACCGATGAAGGTGACGCACATTGATCCGGATACTTATGATGTGACTTTGCACGATGGCGATAAATACGGCGTGCAACAGGTGAAAGACGGGGAGGTGATCTACGGAAAGCATGAGCCGGTGGCAGAGGCCAATTATGGTTTCAGCGATGGCCCTGGTGCGGCTCACATTTCGGAATTTCCCGCTCCCTCAGTAACGGGCATTAAAAACGAACTGGTGGACAAAGAGCGGGAAGCTCGCGGATTGCCGCCGCGCATGGCCCCATTGCGGCGCGCCTATGGAACCGCGTGGGATGAGGCGATGGCGACGATGGATCGAGATCCAGCGGCCGGCACGAACCTGGTGAACGAACTCAATGCCAAGCCCCGCGCCTTGACGGACACGGAAAGCGCAATTCTCGCCCATGAACAGCTCGACCGACAAAACGATTTTGATCGGGCGGTGGACCGAATGAACCACGTAACCACGGAATCAGAACGCGCCGAGGCCCAAGTGGGACTTGACCGGGCACGCCAGCAATTGCAGGAACTTTACGATGCCGGCCAGGCGGCGGGAACGCAATCAGGGCGCAGTCTCGCCGCGCGCAAGATTCTGGTGCAAAGTGATTATTCGCTGGCCCGGATGGAAGCCACGATGCGGGCGGTGGCGAACGGCGGGAAAGCTCTCTCGGAAAAACAACTGGCGGAAGTGAAAGCGGCCCACGATAAAATCGCGGAGTTGCAACGGAAGGTGGATGAATACGAGGCCAAGGCCAACGATGTGCAGTTGCGGCACTATTTCGATCAACTGGTGACCGAAACCAAACGGGCGGCCACGATGGCAGCGAAGAAAGGTGGCACCACCAGAAGTTTTATTGCCGAGCAGGCCGCCAAGGCCCGGGAGAGATTGAAGGCGCGCGGGGGCACGCTCAATGTAGGCATCAATCCGATGGACCTAGCCGATTACGCGATTATCGGCGCGGATTATCTGGCGCGGGGGGTCGATTTTGCGAGCAACATGGTGAAGCAATTCGGCGAGAAGATTCAGCCGTATTTGCCGGAAATTCTGGCCCGCGCCCGGCAGTATCACGCCCACATGGCGCAACACTTCGAAGGCGCGAAAGCGGAGACGCCAGCGGATATCGTGGCGAAGCTGCCGAAGGGCGGGAATCTCGACCCGCAGACGATTTACGAGCTGGCGCGGGCGCATGTGCGGGCGGGCGTGGAAGGCATGGACAACGTGATGAAGGCGGTCCACGCGGACCTCGCGCCCCTGCATGAAGGACTGACGGAACGCGAAGTGCGCGATGCCTTCAGTGGCTACGGCAAGACCACCACCCCGAGCCGGGAAAAGGATCTCGTGGCTTTGCGGGAATATCGTCGCCTGGCCCAACTCGTGAGCGCGATCGAGGACGCCCAGCGCAAGCAGGCTCCGAAGAAAACTGGCATGCAACGCGATCAGCCAACCCAAGCTATCCGCGACAAGATGAAGGAGCTGCAGGCGGTGATGCGGGAGCATGGAATTGAAACCACCTCGCCAGAAAAGCAGCTCGCGAGTACGAATCAGGCTCGGCTGACTTCGCTGAAAAATCAAATCGCTGATCTCGACCGACAGTTGCAGACCGGCGAGAAGCCCGCTCAGCCCAAGCCGATTCCAGACAGCCCCGAGGTGGAGAAACTTCGCTCGATGCGAGATGCGATGCGCGAACATTTGAGGGAAATGCAACGGGCGGCCGACCCGGGAAAATCCCCGGAAGACCGGGCACTCGAGACCGCGCTCAAACGGACGGAGAAGGCGATTGCGAATTACGATGAGATGTTGAAAACGGGCAACCTCGCACCCACCGCCCGCACTTCCAAGATTCCGGCCAATGATCATCTGGAAGATTTACGCAGTCTCCGGGATGCCTTGCGCGACACGGTGGCGCAGATGCGCCGGGATGAAACACCCCGGATTCCCAAGGAGGAACAGGCCCGGAAAGCGGCGGTGACCGCGCTGGAAAAGAGCCTCGCGGAGTACGATCGGCGATTGCAGGCCGGGGACTTTACCCCGCGCCCGATGAAGCCGGGACTGGCGGCCAATCATCCGCAGGTAGAAGCACTACGCTCCCAGCGGGACGCGATGAAGCGGCTTTTCGAGGAATTGAGACGCGCCGAGAAGACCACAAAATCGCCGGAAGAAATGCGCCTAGCCCGCTATAAAACTTCGATCAAAAAGCGGACCGAGGAACTGCAGCGGCGGCTGAACGAAGGGGATTATTCAAAACGACCACCGGTGACGACCACTCTGGATGCCGAGGCGCAACGGCTGAAGGTGGAACACCAGCGCGCCAAGGATGCCTACGATCGTGCGGTGGAAAAGCAGCGACTGGCCAATCGGCCCCGGCTGCAAAAGATGGTGGATGCCTTTGTGCGCTGGGAACGCGCTTTCAAACTGTCCAGTCCGCTCACGCTGGGCAAACTGGCGGCGGCGGCCGTCACGCGCACGATCACGACGCCAATGGAGGAAGCCGTGGGACAAATTTTGCACGCCGCCATTCCAGGAGTGTCCAAACTCGCCCCGCGCGAGGGTGGAGGATTCAGCATCGAGGCGGAATCGAAAGCGATTAGCAAAGGACTGGTGGAGGGCATCAAGCAGGTGCCGACGATCTTGCGCACTGGGCGAAGTGATCACGATGTGATGTTGGGCAAGCGGCAACTGGCCCGCTACGCCGCCGCGGAGTTTCTCGGATCACTCCACGCCGCGTTGAAAGCGCCGGCCAAAGAAGCGGAGTTTGCGCGCTCGCTGGAGAAGCGGACCGCCTTTGCCCTGTCGAAGGGACTCGACGTATCCAATCCGGTGATCCAGACCCGCTTGCTGACCGAAGCCTATCAGGATGCAAACCGGGCGATTTTCATGCAGGATAATTTTGCGACCCAGGCTTACCAGGTTCTCATCCACCAGCTCGAAAAGAACAAACTGGCCCCCAAGGCGGCCTATTTTAGTGCCCGCACCCTGCAATTCTTGATGCCGATCGTGAAAGTGCCCACCAACATCGTGAGCGAAACGATCAACTACACCGCCGGCCTGCCCATCGGCGCGGCCCGGCTGGCGATGGCGATGAAAAAGGGCATCGCCACCCTGGAGCCGTCCCAAGCTGATCTCATCATGCGGAACTTGAAGAAAGGTTCCCTGGGCGCGGCCCTGTTGACGCTGGGCTTTCTCAATCCGAAGAACGTCGGTGGCTACTATCAGCCCGGCCAGAAGAAGAGTGAAAATGATGTGCAATATGGCGGACTTCGGTTGTGGGGCGTGGACATTCCCCGGTGGCTCCTTCATTCGCCGGCGATGGAGGCGATCAATTTGGGCGCCACCGTCCGGAGAATCAGCGACCAAACCACCAGCCGGGGCACCACCAAGGGACTAAGCGAAGGCATCAAAGCCGGAATCTTCGGACTCACCAACGAAATCCCCTTCATTAAATCGGCAGGTTTAACCCAAGCCCTTTCCTCACTAGGAACCGAAGGCGACTACCAGCGTGGCGAACTAGCTAAGAACACACTGGTGCCTCTAGGCGTGCAGGAACTGGCTAAAGCGGTGGACAAAAAGGAAGCCAGCGGAAAGCCGGTGGAACGGAAGCCAAAAACTACGTGGGAACACATCGAAATGGGCATTCCATGGCTGCGTGGAAATGTGCCACTGAAGTAGAATTCTCTATTTCTTCCAGATTTGTCCACACGCAGCGACTGCAAGTAAAAATCCAAAGGACATCAATACACCTGAGGGCGGCTCATGCGACCACCGCCCACCAAAATAGAACAACAAGGAGGAACCGACAACGCACCAACAGCCTTTTGCTTTGTCCGATTCCATGAACATAGAAAAACGGATATCAACCCGCGTGAAAAGCGAAACTTGAAAATATGCGTCAATAATATTTGACACATCATCGCCGGTCTTGTTTATGTGACGCACATATTCAAGATGAATCCAGACGAACACGGCGGTAAACGCGAAGGGGCAGGAAGGCCAAAGGGACCAGAAAAGGTGCGGATTAGTGCCAAGGTCCTGCCCGAAACCAAAAAGCGTCTCCAATCGAAAGCCAAGGAGCAAAACAGCACGATTGGCGAAGTGATTGACGACGCGATGAAACCCTAAACCAAAATGCCCCGTTGACTGCGGACACAGCCAACGGGGCGAGTGAATAGACACCTAGCAAGGAATCAAATTCAG